TTCGGAACCCTTGGGGGCGTTTGCTTTCTTTTTATACATCTATCTATCTTTCAAAGGAAGGACGGAGACAGAAGCTCATGACCTATGAGGATGCTATAAGTCCTGAGAAGTTTAATGAGTGGGCTGTTGATGTTCTTACCAATCGTATAGTTGACAAGTGTTCAAGGAAGTACCCCACCTGTGACCACCAAAGGATTATACACTGGCCTTGTCTGGATTGGATAACAGACAAGGACGGGAAGATCATAGTCGACTTCGTTGGAAAGAACGAGACTCTGGAAGAAGACTACAAGAAAGTACTATCGCTTATAGAAGCAAGAGTAACGTGTCCGATGCCACGCTATGTACCACTAAAAAGAGTCAACGTATCTAACCAAGGATTCGACTACAAGCACTACTACAGCGATGAGACTAAAGAGCTAGTGGGTTCCTTCTTTAGTAAAGACATAGAGAAGTTCGGATATGAGTACTAAGTTGAGTAAGAAGATCATAGCTACAGTTGGACCGGCGTCCTTTGCTCCCTCTATCGTCAAAGCGATGGATAGGGCCGGGGTTGACTTCTTCCGGATCAACCTGTCTCACACAGAGGTTGAGGATGTTGAGACCGTGTACACGATGCTCAAGTCATGGACTGATAAGCCAGTGTGCCCAGACACAAGAGGGGTGGAACGCAGAGTCCACCGCCTCTCGCTAGCGCGTCGACTCCTCGGCTATCCTTGTTCCTCTGGCCTCACCAAGAAGGATGTCGAGAAGCTCAAGATACTGAATAGACTGGGGGTGTCAACTGTCTATCTCTCGTTCTGCTCATTGGCAGAGGATGTAGCGGAGCTGAAGTCTCACTTTGATCACCCTATCACGGTGGTATCTAAGATTGAGAACAACGCGGGGCTATGTCATCTAGAAGAGATCTGCGAGGTGAGCGATGGGATCCTCATCGACAGGTTCGATCTGTCTAAAGATGTACCGCTAGTGAAGATACCGTACGCACAGGACTACATAGTAGAAGGGGCGCAGGCTAAGGACACCCCTGTCTATGTCGCTACCAATTTGATGGAGAGTATGATGACCGAGTCTTTGCCAAACAGAGCAGAGGTGAATGACATCGTGAAGACGTTGGACTCAGGAGTCGATGGGCTGGTACTAGCTGGAGAGACAGCTATCGGTAGACACCCTATCGATGCTGTACGGATCATGAAGGAAATCATGGACAAGTTCGATGATCGTCCTGAAGACGAAGATCTGATTGGTTGGTTGCTACAATGACAAAAGCCCCCGGACCGTAGCCCGAGGCTTTCTCCCTCCTTCACTGGGTTGGAGGGCGAACTCTAGGATTATAAAATAGGTAATTAGTAGTTAGTTATCTTCATTCATATGTGGGCATCCTCCGCGTGATTTAGCCCAGTTACAATTGTGGCATAGAATTTGGAACCCTTCTGGGTAGTTATTCCTTTTTAACCAAGCATACATGTGATAGCCAGCACCAGAATTACCTTTCCCTCGTATTTCTCGCCTATGCTGCGCTCCGTTTCCATTTATATGGTCTATGGCTAGAAAGATAAACTCCGACTCCCCGCAGCAGGTACACTTTGATCCGAAGTGGTCAAACACCTCTCGCTTCAGTCTCTTTCGGTATTCTCTCAACCTTCTGCTATCGGCCTCGGGGTCTTTGTCTCTCCGCTCCCTGAGCGACTTTCGTAGGCACTCTTTACACCCGTATTGGTGCCCGTCAGGAGCAATACGAAGCCTGTGATATGAGGACGAGGGCAGAGTCTCCTTACACCTCGTACATGTTTTTGAAGGAGCTTCCATGTCTACCTACCCTCGATTACATCACCGCTATTAAAGAAGTCCAGAGACCCGCTAAGACGAGGTGATGGATTCAACCTTTTCCTGTCGATGCTGATCTCTGAAGCAGTGTTGATCGCAAGCACCAGCTCATCGACTCTGTTGAAGTCGAATTCGATCTTCGTTCCTGTCCCGTCCAGCCTTTCGAGCGTAAGGGAACCGTCTTCGAAGAAGCTCACTTTGAACTGCTCAAATGGAATGAACGGTGGTAGCTGATTGAAGTTACGCATCCCACCCGCAAAGCTGATCGCCGCTTTCAGAGTATCTGCCTCCCCTGGTGCAATAGTGAACCCATCAATCTTGATGAATTCTGAGTCTGCTTCAATTTTGAAGCTCATCTTCTCCTCCCTCGCCTAGTTCCGTACTGATCTGGTGCTGCTCGTTGTACGAATCCACCACGGCCTGTGCTATGCTTCGTAGCCCTTTAGGGTTCTCACGGAACTCATGCGCCATGATGATCTTGGTTTTCTTTACATCCTCAGCCACCATCTCTGTGTAATGCTCATCTATCATTTGGTGCTCTTTCGATATAGGTGGGTTGGGGATCAGGTTATCACCAGTGGCCTTCCAACAAGCTTCATTGGTGACCCTGGGATCTCTTGCACCTTTCCAAGGATCTTTTGTGAGTTTCTTAGTACCCATTATTCAGTACCTTCTACCGGATTCACCAGAGCATCGTGCTCCTTCTTGATCTCCGGGTTCTCGTTGAGGAACATGGCCAGAGCCGTTTTGGACGGGAATTGGCGGGGTGGATTAATGACCATACAAGTGCGTTCCGGGTCAAGGTTCTGACGCACGGCACCACGGCTCTCGTCTGCACTGACTACGTCCTCAAGTGTCTTGATACGAGTCACCAGCTTGTCCACGTCGTTCTGCATCCGACCGTAGCCCGAGGAGTTGATCAGGTCTTCCATCGTAGCGTCGTCTACCGTTGCTCCACCGGCGATCCGGCTGTTCTTGGTGCGGTCAATAAACGTTTTGATCCGGTCCTTGCGTTCGCGGACTGCGATCTGCAAAGCGGTCAGGGCCTGGGTGTCGTAGCTCAGGTCCGAGTCTTGCAAGAACACACCTTCAAACTCCAAGAGCTTTCGGGCCGCTTCTGACCCAGGCTTGCCAGCGCGGAAGTCGTCCAACTGCCCCATCTCAAGCTCAACGTCGCCATCTGCTGGGATGTTGATGTACACACCACGTTCGTAAGGAATCTTCACGTCGAACGGGGTCGGGTTTACTAATCGTGCCACTACTGCCATCGTCTCTCCTTTAATATCCTAGTTCTATAAGAATGGTTGTTTTTGCATCTCCTACGCTGAACTTGGAATACGAGTGTCCGGTGAATTCCACACCTTGAGGGAAATACCCCACGCATGTACATTCGATTATCATTCCACCGTCTCTTGTACAGCTACACCCCCCCTTCCAATGATCTGTGAGTTTGTGACCACACATTTGACATATCGTTTCTTCTGCTGTAAGCAATGTAGTATCATCTCCCATCTCATCTCTCCTTTGTCTTCGGTCTGCCTGGGCTTCTCAGTGCCACTCCTTGCTCGATGAGCAGGGCTCTGATGGAACCGGCAGATGTGTTGTAAATCTCGGCTAGATACCGTAGGGACTGCCCCTGCGCCAGATACCCGAGTTTGATCTCTGTAGCGGACTGTAGCAACCTCCGCTTTGTAGCTGTTAATTGTCTCATCTCTCCTCCTTACTATATTATAGGAATATAATTCCTCCTTTGCAAATCATTAAATCAATACAAGTATAACCACCAACACAGCAGCCGCAACCCATCCACCAGCAAACCCCGAAATCAGACCTGTAGTAAACCCAGCCCGGTAATCAGTCATCATTCTTTTCAGCCTCCTTCGTCCGCTTCACCAACACGTCGAGCTGAGTTGCGATGCCTTTGGAGATCTCAGCCTGGAACGCCTTGGCCATCCGAGCCGACGCCTTCCCGATCAGATCAACCTGCTTCTGATCCATCGAGATGTGACCCGCTTTGAAGCAGTCATATAGCCCATCCTTGATCGAGTCCGCGAAGGACTTCGAAGGCGCTACCGTCTCGCCCTTGTCGTCGACCTTGGTGAAGATCCCTTGACCCCACGTAGCGAACCCGTCACCCGTAGGCTTCCCAAGATCCTGAGAGGCTTGCCGGATGAATGCGTCGAAGTTGTCTTTAGATGGCACTTCCTGAAGCCGCTCCAGCACCGCCATCACAGGCACTGCTTTCCCCTCTTCGAAATGAAGCGGTGGGCCTGTGCGCCACTTCGGCTCGCCAAACTGAATGTTCAGTATTTCTTGCCTGACGTTGGCAAGGAACCTGCTTAACCGTACCTTATCTACCGTAAATCCCATGTTTCCTCCCTTGTTTGGTTTCTCTTCGCAGCTCGCGTTTGCATCTAACGCAAACGAGCTGGTTCTTCACGAATACAATACCGACCTTGGTAGTGCATCGTTCACACTGCTCGGGCTGTTTCCATGTTTTGCTCACTTTTTCCTCGTAGAATATGCAGCTCTAACCTTTTGTCGCTCCACTCTTGCCTTGTTTAACCTTGTGGTGGTTCTGATCCTATGACAATTGGAGCATACAACCTCACAACCAGCGATCTCAGCTTCAAGCTCCTCGATGATCTTTGGGGTTATCTGGGTGGTCGCTTTGTAGTTACAGACATCAAACGACTTATTGACCCCTTCCTTGTGGTCAAAGTCCATACACTCCCAAGGGAAGTTAACCCCGCAGTCTAAGCAAGGCAGACTTCCGTATTTCGCTTCAAGATACCCTCTAGTTTGTTGAGATCTTTTGGCGTATCTGCCATCAGACGCGCAGCGTTTACACCAACAGAACAGTCCATCTAAAGCGCCTCTATTGGGGGAGTATTCTGACGCTCTTTTAGTGATACCACACTGTGAGCAGAGCTTCTCCTTTGGAATGTCAATGTTCTTGCGACCACGTAGCTTTTTTGAGTATGCTCGCATATACGCGTTGTGACAATCCTTACAGTTTGAGGACTTGCGAGGCTTCGAGTAATCACCATGATATTCACTTAGTGGTTTCTCTTCTTTGCACTTCGTACAGATTTTGGTATCACTCATTCAGGCAAGAACCCAAGGTCAATTCGCTCCCCTGTGGATGCCCAGTACAGATCCAATGTGGTGCTTACCTGAGCGTGTCCCAGCGCCTTTGAGACGAGGCGGGGGCTTACACCGGACTCCAGGGCCAGGGTCGCGAACGTGTGGCGAAGAACATGGAAGGTCAATTTGGAGGGCTCCCTCAAGCCAACTTGCTCCCCCGCACGCCGTAACGCGGGATTTGGGTCAAAGATCGTCGGCAGAATGTTTTCTGTTCGTTTTGCTCCTACTCTATTATAGGAACTTCCACACTGGAATGCAAGGAGGATTTTCTCAAGAGCGAAACTGATAGGGATAACGCGTGGTTTGCCTGATTTCGTAGGGCCAGAATATGACCGCTGGATCGTAATGGTGTCGTTGAGGATATCGATGTCTTCGTGCTTCAGCCCCCAGACCTCCCCGCGCCTCATCCCGGTGTGGAGGCTGATCATCGCTGGCAAATAGAGTTTCGGATAGTCGGCCTTCATAACAGCCCCTAGCGCGACGATCTCCTTGTGGGACAGGGCACGAACCATCTTGGTCTGCTGGGAGCGGCCCACGCGCGATATGTGGCTCTTGATGTTCAATTCTACCCCACTCGCATCCTTCACCGTGTCTTTCGCCAGATACAAGAGGCTCTTGACAGTCGCGGGCATCAGATTCGCCTCCCACTCACCCACCATTTCGTCCAAATTCGACCCGTCTGGGGCCAACTTGTCCTTGATGTGGTTGTTGTACAGTGATGTTTTCGTTCTGATAGTGTTCTTTCTGCCTGTGATGCTCATGTTTTCTCCTCATACTGCATCATAATCTTAGCGAGTTTGGTGGCTTCAGAATAAGCCGCTTCCCCTTTAGTTTCGGAATGAAGTCTAAAATGAACCGGGCTCATCCCACAGTCGGTAGTCACCTCCACAGACCACCCACCGACTCCACTATGACAAACATCGATATGGTACAACATTTCTGGTAAGTCGTCTAGGTCGTCTACGGCGAACCAAATGTTGAAAACGTCATTTCCATGCCCACAACAAGATGAAGTAGTCTCAACCCCAGGAAACGTGTTTAGCGCGTTTACCAACTCTACAACTTCAGAATCTAGAACATTACTCATAATTCCTCCTCAAGATGTTTTTATGTTTCTCTGTTATTATAGGTTTTCCTGACAGGAATTGCAAGTTGCGTAGGAAAGTTCCTATAATTAGATAGGAGTGCCCGCGTTTTACAGGGAGAGCTGCATATGGAGCAAGAACAGGCAAAAGAAGGTTTGGTGCTTGTGGGATTCGGTTCCCACAGCCTGAAGACCATGCTGGAGTGGATCGACACCGATAAAGAGATGGATCTGCTGATAGCTTTCAAGAAATGGCCACCCGTGTACCGGGAGGAGAGAGCCTGTGAGCCTGAGGATATTGAGACGGCCTTTACCTTCCTGGCCTACCTACAGGACGTAATTACTGAGTACGAAAAGGAGAATACCGAATGAGTCTAGGAAATACTGCGGCCCGAAGAACATCCAGCCAATACGCCGTTGCTGGTACGCTGACTGTGGCGTCTGGAGCGCCTGTCAAGGTCTACTGTGTCGAGCTAGTTGCGAAAGACGACGCCGCCACGGTCTTCACGATCTATGATGGCGACGGAACCACGGTCAGGGGTATAGTACGCCTCCTACAGAATACAAACTATTGCTGGGGTGCCTGTCACATCGCTGACGCCGGGATTGCTGTAAAGTCTAGTCAGGCTGATGCATCTTGTACTGTCTTTCACGATAGCCCTGGAAACTAGCCCTTATGGGCATCTGGAACTTCGCATCTAGGAGAACATCCCAGGATCTAGTGACTGGGGCGTTGACGCTGACAGTTGCCGCCGGGCAACCGATTCAGGTGTGCGGTATTGTGTTTGATAACAATACCGGTACGTCCATCCGCGTTGCTATCAATGATGCTGATGGGAACAAGATATTCTCTGTGAATGTCCCTGCGTGCGAATCGTTTGAGGTTCGGACCCACTGGCTCGCGGATACTGGTCTTCAACTCGTTGCTGAGAACACCGGTGTGTACTGCACCGTGTTCCACAACTCACCGGGGAACTGATATGGGTGGTTACAGTCCGGAACTAGCTCACTCGGCATTTGGCGAGCTGAAGACAGCAGAGGTTACGCCTGTTGTTCAGCTCCAGTTCCCCTACAACATCAACACGCAGATTGTCAAACCCAACGCCAACCAGAGTGGCGTCGTGGATGTCGACCAGAACATGGCGCGCCTCCAGTCCGGAGCTGCTGCTAACTCTTCGGGTGAGCTGTACTCCGTGATGGCTGCGAAGTACAACCCCGGGCAAGGCAGCATTATCCGTTTTACTGCTTTGTATGGTGCCCAAGCGGGAGACAACAAGCAGCATGTGGGCATCGGTAACCACGGAGACGGGTTCTTCTTCTCACAGACTCCCGCTGGCTTCGGTATCTCTAGTCGTCAAGGGGGAGAGACAGAGGTCAGGACGCTCACAGTGGATGTTGCATCGGACACGTCTGAGGACATCACCATCACTCTGGACGGCAATGCCAAGACAGATGTCGCAATTACTAACCAAGCGAATAAGACGGTCATGGCTAACGAGATCGCATCGGCGGACTACAGCGACGTAGGAAGGGGCTGGGACGCTCACGCTGTCGGCGAGACAGTGATCTTTGTATCGTGGGGGCCCGGGCCGAAGTCAGGTACATACACCCTAAGCGGTGCAGCAGGAACCGCAGAGGGGACAGTGGCTCAGACGTTGGCTGGTGTGGCACACGTAGATGTCTTCGTAGCTCAAGCCGATTGGAGCATGGACCCGATGCTAGGCACCAGCGCAGGCGACTCAGGAGTAACCCTCGATCCTACGAAGGGTAACGTATTCGAGATCCAGTATCAATGGTTGGGATTCGGAGCTGTTCTGTTCGGTGTTGAGGATCCGGAGACCGGGGACTTCATTCACGTGCATAGGATAGAGTACGCGAACGCTAACACGCGCCCTGTGATTGACAACCCGACACTCCCTCTCTATGCGGGTACAATCAATACAACGAACACCTCTAATGTGACCCTGAAGATCGGGTCCATGATGGTTGGAACGGAAGGTAAGATTGAACCCCATGGGTATACACACGGTGTCTCAGTGCAGGACGCACCGGGTACAGACAGCGAAGTTCCTATTATGAGCATCAGAAACAAGTTGATCTACCAAAGCAGGTTCAATCGAGTAATGGTTAAGGCACTCATCATGGCAGCGGGTGTTGAGCACAATAAGACAGTGACCTTGAACGTCTACCGGGGCGCGGTTCTGACATCGGCTGCGTTCGCTGATGTCGACACGAACACATCGGTACTGCAAAAGGACACGACCGCTACAGCATTCACAGGAGGCACGCTGCTGCTGTCCCTGCCTCTAGGTCAAAAAGGGAATACGGTTATTACTCTTGATAGGGACGATGCCGGGCTTCTCGCTCCCGGTGAGGTATTCACCATTACAGCGATACCAGCGAGTGGAACCGGGCATGAAGTAGATTTTTCAATTAACTTCTTGGAGCAATTTTGATGTATGGCGTTTTACGTAGGGTGTTATGTAATTCTTGCGGACTCACTGGAGCCAAAGACTGACCACGGTCCTTGGGCTTTGCCTGATGGCTTTAACGATCAGCATATGGCTGATACCAACAACGTTGAAGAGCTATTTATCAATGTTGATGAGATGGACGTTCTTCCGACTCAGATACAATTTGGGTCTGGTGAGTGGGCAGACGATGCGGGGTTTGATTCAAGTAATACGTTTGCAGAGTTCTACGTCAGGGACGAGGCGTTCTATCTTAGAGGGTTCACTGCGTCAGATGGATACCTTCAAGCCTTCTACCCTGCGTCTGGGTTCTTTTATACAAGAGCCTTTACAGGGGTCGACTTTTTTACGCCGATGTTTTATGGCTCAGGCGGTTTTTACGTACGAGGTTGGACATCAGGGACTGAGTTGTATTCGCAGTTCTACGTTAAAACTCAAGAGTCATTTTACGTCAGAAGTTGGACACCAGTTGATTTCTTTTATCCTTTTGCGGAGCCTACTTGCTGATGACTAAAGAAGAGACACAAGCTTATCAAAGACAGTATTACCAAGAAAATAGAGAGAATAGACTCGCTTATCAAAAGAAGTACAGTCAAGAGAACAAAGAAAAGAAAGCCACATATAATAAGAAGTGGCGCGAAGTAAATAAAGAAAAGAAGAAAGAGGCAGCCGCTGAATATTATCAAGAAAATAGAGAAAGGATAAGAAAACAAAGTAATGAGTACACCACCAGCCACACAGAAAAGAACCGCGCGCGGGCTGCGAGGTGGTACAAAGAGAATCCAGAACGTGGTAAAGCCAATGCCCGGATCGCGTGTCACAGACGAAGAGCTAGAATAGCTAAGGTGGGCGGGAAGTTTACTAAAGAAGATATACGAAACTTGTATTCGACACAAGGGGCGCGCTGTTACTATTGTAGCATTAGTATTGAAGAAAAGTATCATATCGACCACATGACTCCTATTTTACGGGGTGGAAGTAATTGGATTGATAATCTTTGTTTAGCTTGTCCTAGGTGTAATCTGACGAAGCATACCAAGACCGAAGAGGAATTTATGAATGTCTAGCGACGATACAATTTCCCCGGAATTCTACGCGCCGTGGCCCGACTTAGGCGTCAAATTCAATAAGCAGCTAGGCGAGATTCGATCTTCGACTTCGGCTCTCGCTCCTGTGGCGCGGGGTATTGGCCTCGACGCGTCCGGGGACTTCTCCTCCCTTGACGGCGTCGCCGCGAACTCAATCCAGGCGTACGAGATCGGCGAGCAGGACTTCCATAACAAGTTCCGCACCCACTACAACAAAGACACCGATGTCTTTGAGATCGCATACAACACGGGCACTACCCTGGTCCCGAACTGGTACACGACGTGGTGGATCGACAATGACGGTCATGTCACCCAGCAGAACACTCCCACCACGGTCAGCAACGTTGGCGGTGGATTGGGGTGGTTCAAGCAGAAGGTTGGCGTTGACTTAGAGTTCAAGTCCATCACAGCGACCGCCCCGATTACCCTCACCGAAGGCGCCTCCTCAATCGACGTGGACGGCAGTGCGTTGGTCTCCACGTACAGCAGTGATCAAGCTGCTGCTCCATCCGGTGACGCTAATGTCGGTGTCGAGATCATCCTGTCCGATACAGGCAAGGTAGGGAACGACCTCCCCTTCAAGGCCATTAAGGCGGGGCCGAATGTCGTTGTCACCAACACAGGCACAGCCATTCAGATCGAGTCAACATCCCAGGTCGTAGAATTTTACGGGATCTCCGTTGGGCACGATGATGGCTCCATCAACTACCCTGAAGTCCACAACTTCTTGGTGAATAGACAGCAGTTCTACATCACCCAGCAGAAGTCCAACCCCAGCGCCAAGACCACCATCCTGAACGCTACAGAGACTTTTGACGACGATCTGTTCGTACACGTCGTTGGTGATGAGATGACAGGCCCGCTTGCTCAGGCTGATGGGTCGGCGGCTTCTCCTTCTTTTACGTTCACTGATGATACCTCGATGGGCTTCAGTCGAAACGCCGCTGATGACCTCGGTGTGTCCATCGCTGGTGCTCTCCACTCCCGGTTCCTGTCTGACCGCCTGCTGACCCAGCAGCTTCAGGTCATTAACTCCGGTGACGCCACCGCCCCTGACGTTTACTGGTTCCCTGACTCCGACACGGGCCTCTTCCAGAACGTGGCCGACGATGACTCTATCGCCTTCGCTACTGGTGGTGTGAGGGCCGGGTACTTCGACGCGAGCCAGGATCTCTATGTAACTAACTCAGTCATCGCTGGTGATGGGTTGGTAGGTACCCCCGGCCACTCCTTCGTTGGCAAACCGGATATGGGAATCTGGAGGAATGGAGATGTCCTTGGTATTGCGGTCGACGGAGCGAACTACGTCAGCGTTGGTAATCTCTTTCTAAGTGTTGGTGTCCCCATCCTGGCTGATGCGGGGTCGGCCGCGGCTCCTAGTTTGACGTTCTCGGGGGTAACGGATACCGGAGTCTACAAATCGACCACTCTCGCTGGAGATTCAACGGAAGAAGTAGGGATCTCTGCGGGAGGCAACCAACGCCTTCTGATCGGCAACGCACAGATCACTCCGTACACCTTCATTCGCTCTACTGTCGATGGTGACGCCGCGCGCCCTATGTACTCTTGGAATAGCGAAACTGGAATTGGTCTCTTTAGGAGAGGCACGTCTGAGCTAGGGTTTGCTACTGGACCCGGTCAAGGTGGTGGTGTTGAGGCAGGATACATCGACTCCTCACAGAAGTGGTGGTTCACGAACGACCTCGATGTGTCTTCTGGTGACGTCGCTGTACAGGACGAAGCATATGGAGCGGCTTGGGACGGGGTGCTTGAAGTACCTACCAAGAACGCCGTGTATGATAAGATCGAGAGCATCAACACCTTTGAGAACCTGACCATAACCGATACGCTCAGCGCCGGTCGTGTGGAAGCAGGCATCGGTAACTTCTACACTCAAGTCAATACAGATCAGGTTGTGTTGACGCGGGACGGAACGAATCTCCTTCCAGCTCTCACTTGGGCCAATGACCTGAACACGGGCATGTTTAGATCGGCTGAAGGGACGATTCGATTCACTTGCAATACTGCACAGCCCATGCAACTCGCTCAAACACTAGTTAGGACGTTCCTCCCGTTGAATATCGCTGATGGGTCCGCTGCTGATCCTACTCTGACCTTCACTAATGACAAGAACACTGGACTCTATCAAGACGGTATTGTTGACGGAATACAGTTCGCTACTGGTGGTGTGAGAGCGGGGTACTTCGACTCCGATCAGAATCTACACGTAGAGAACGACGTCAGCGCCGGTCGGGTAGAGGCCGGTATCGGTAGCTTCTACACCGCTCTTACCACAGCAGATGAGGCCTATGACTCTGCGGATTGGAACTTTAGCCTAGGAGTTCCTACTAAGAATGCTGTTAGAGATAAGATTGAACTCGTCGCAGCTCACGCGTCTACAACCGGACTCTCTCACTCCTTCATCGATCAGGATGTTACTTCTGGTGGCACGCCTACATTTATAGGAATCTTCCTCAGCGGTGCCATCACACAAACACTTACCTTAAGAAACACATCGGTAGGACTGGGAGCAGGTACAATGGGGAGAGACAACGTTTGTGTTGGTTACTTCGCCGCGCGCGATATGGATGTCGGGGGGCTTCGAAATATCATCATAGGGAAAGACGCCGGTCTTCTGCTAACGACTTCAGACGATAACGTGTTTATTGGTTACAAAGCAGGTGCCTCTGCGACTAGTGGGTCTGCTGCGAATGTTTGCGTCGGTAACAACGCAGGGACGGCCATTACAACGAGTAACCACAATGTACTACTTGGGCACGACGCCGGTAAGGCCATAACCACTAACGCGTCTACTGGTTGTGTGTTCATTGGTAGAGATGCCGGTGCCGCCGTTACTGCTGGTAACGAGCACGTTTTTGTTGGGTACCAAGCTGGTAAGTCCATGACGACCGGCGACAATGCCACCTTCGTTGGGTACTTAGCAGGAACGGCTTGTACTGAAGGGTTTAGAAATACTTTCGTTGGTTCTCACGCGGGGCAGGCCACAACTACCGGAGATGATAATACCTGTATAGGCTTTGAGGCTGGCAAAGCAATAAACAGTGGCATTAGAAACACAATTATAGGTTCCCGCGCCGCACAGGGTATTACTTCTGCTCAAACCTGTGTTATTATTGGGGAAGACGCCTGTCTTAACGTTACAGCCGATATATCTTCTAGCGTTATTATTGGGTGTGAAGCTGCACAAAGTGTGACCAATACGTCGAATACTATAATTGGAAGATCGGCTCTGAAGGTTGCTACTAGTTCCGCCAATAATGTGATGGTTGGATATCAGACCGGAATGGCACTGACTACAGGAGATAACAATACTTTCGTAGGTTACAACGCTGGAGTAGCCTCAACAGGACACACCAATACTCTCATAGGTAAATCTGCTGGAGCGGCACTAACTACAGCTATTCAAAATACATTAGTTGGTGTAGGTGCTGGCGGGGCGCTAACTACTGGAGACGGCCGAAACTCGTGCCTTGGTGTTAATGCGGGCAAGGGCCTAGAAGGAAATAGTAATTCTTGTTTTGGATATGTTACTGCTTTTGCAGCCGGGAACACTGGGAACAATGGAGTGTATTTTGGGTATCAAGCAGGAACGAATAATACCACAGGTTCCGATAATCTGTACTTTGGGTATAATTCAGGGAGTGAAAATACAACAGGAATTGAAAATGTTTACATCGGAGTGCAAGCTGGCTGGAAAAACGTAGACGGGGATAGAAACTTATGCATCGGAAAAAACGCAGGCGGTACGTTTACTAACGACGACGACAACATGCTTATCGGATACAACGTCGGTCTTCTTCTAACGACTTCCGATAATATGATGATCGGTAACTACGCAGGAGACGCCAACGTCACTGGTACTGCCAACGTATTCATAGGGCTCCGAGCCGGGAGCGCGAATACCGGCTCAGGAAATCTTTACTTTGGGCACCTTGCTGGTCAATACCAAGTAGCAGTAAGCGATAAGCTTATCATTGATAACCAAGATAGAACCAATGCAGCAGGAGAACTAACTGATTCTTTGATCGTAGGAGATTTTAACGCAACCCCAGCTAGCCAAAGCCTACAGTTCAACGCAAACACAACGATCACCCACAGTCTTATGGGCACTCCTGATGAGATAACAGCCACGGTTGGAGGAGTTGCAGCGTCACTTACGACACTCAACACAGAAGTAACCACAGACGGAGATGGAGCTGCCCATGATGATAATGTAACTCTTGCAAATGGAACATCTGGCCAGATAAAACATATTTATTGCGTAGTGTTACCTGCGGGGGACACTTGGAAGATAACTCCTGCGACCATGCTGGGAGGTACAGACATTACTTTCACCGGAGTCGGGCAAGGTTGTACGCTGGTTTATGCTAACAACGAAGGCTGGACTGTGGTGGGTATGCATCCTAGCGGATCAATAGCTTAATAAAGGAGAGGATTATGCCTATAGAGGCCACAGCGATATACTCAGACGAGTATACAAAAAAAAGAGTAGAGGACGGTAGTATCATACTAGAAAAGACGCTTAGAACTGAAGTGACTAAAGAAAGCGTTCTAGAAAGGCTACAAGAAAACCTTGATAACTTCCAAAGAGAAAAAGCAGGCCTAGATGCCAGAATAGCAGAGATACAAGCTAAAATCGCGACTATAACTAAGATTACATAAGGAGGGAGCATGTCGCTCAAACTAACAGAAGAGCAGATCATGGTGACAATGAGGTTTCTTGTCACCAAGATGCGTGACGAGGACATAAATCTCAACAATCCGGAACAGGTCTTGAGGTACATGATCCTGAATCCGCTTCCGGACCACGAAACAGTGGCAGCGGAAGACGCGGCACAAATGGAAAAAGAGAAGGCGAAAAGGATCGTGCTTCTCACTGAAGAACTCAAACGACTGGAGGGAAACTAAATGTTCAACGAACAAGAACTACAGCAACTGGCGTACTTTCTTAACAAGTGCACCCTGACGGGCAACGAGAGCTTGGCTCACGCCAACCTCCTCATCAAGATCCAGAGACTCATCCAGAAGGATGAGGGAACGGAATAGGCAACTCAGCGTGCAAATAGTTGAAATAATTCCTATAATTATGTAGGACTGTCTAAGGAGAATACTATGTCAGACGGAAGTGCAACCATTGCGAAATGGACAAGGAAACAAGAGAAGGCCGAGGACAACGACAAGAAGGCTCACCAGAGTATGAAACAGGCTATCATTGATGCCATGAAAGACCCTCAAACTCATTTGAACCTCATCAAAGAACGCCAGCGGGCCAAAGATGGCGGCGGGTCGATAGCCCCCCGTTCTTGCTGGGGGGATGACGGAGAAGAGTTCACTGGGATCTATGAGGAACGGCCCTGGGAAAGAGACTGATCATGGGCGCAAAAGCAGAGCTAGAGAGGGAGCTTGTCTTCTGTAAGGCGCGCCTTGAGGCAGTAGAAGAGCAGCTCAAAGGAGCAGATGCCCGAGCGGACACGCTGCTCCAACAGGTTGAAAAGCTACAGGATTCCTTGATCTCGGTCAGGGCTCCTGATGCTTACAGGGACCAGCAGCTAGAGAAGGAGGGGCCTCAGACTCCGATGTCTCCTGAACTGCGGGAGAAGAACCGGATCACTCAGGAGTTCACAACGAACTACCTGAACGCGATAGAGGGCCCAACGTTCCGGGACGGCAACGATCTTGATGATCTGGCAACGGCTGGTATCGTCCGGTTTACGGACATTACCCCTAAGAGCGTACACGGGAATGAAGAAAGCTAATGGCCGAAGCTAAAGCAACAGGCGCAGCAGAATCCGACTGGAAGAAGGGCAGGCTCCACGCCCTTGACGCCCTACCCGCAGGAGACAAGCGGGTAGGGACCGCTATCACGATGTACGCCGATGAGGTGAACAACAATCGGAATAGCCGTCAGTGGGTACGGGTTGTGCAGTGGGTAGAGAACTTTCTCTTCTCATTGGGAAAGCATTACGTTGGCGATGTCCTCACGTCGAGGCTCTCACGGGACGCGGATGGTAGCCAAGCCATCGTCCAAGAGGCATCGAACAACATCCCCAAGCCTGTTAATGATTTACTTGGCCGTTATATCGAAACAAATATCGCCCTCCTGACCGAGAACAAGCCGATCCCCAGGATCGAAGCAAGCTCCGGGAATGCTGAGGATGAGGACGCTGCGAAGCTGTCAGAGCTGACCATGGACTTCATGTGGGAGTCCCTGGATCTGCCGCAGAAGCACAGGGAAGTCGCACGGATCATCCTCCACTGTGGCGTCTGCTGGATGGAGATCATCTACGACGAGACAATGCCACGGAGATTGACCGTTCCCGAGACCGAGAGTCAAGAAACGACCATGGCTCCAGGGGTTGGGGCCGGTAAGATAAAGCTACCGGTTCCTACTGAAACGCCGATGCACGATGAGCTGGGTCGCCCGGTCTATACGGACAAGGTAGAATACGGAGATATCAGCGCGAAGATCGTCAGTCCATTCGAGATGCACCTTCCCGTCAATCACTGGTGGGACGATGAAGACATGGGCTGGATCATGCGGGAGTACTACACGAACATCGACACCCTTCAGGATAAGTACGAGCACCGACCGGGTATGAGGCTGCTGAAGAAGGACGGCTGGCACTTAGATGCGCTGAATGAAGCGGGAACGAACAACGTGAAGAATCTCCCCATCTGGTGGTGGGAGAGACTCTCAGATGTCGTTGAAGGCCCGGGGCCTTCGTTGTACGTGGGTGCCCCTGAGACCTGGGAAGGGCATACCACGGTTAGGATTTTCGACCGGAAGCCAAACACCAAGTGGCCACGGGGCAGGACGATCATCACTGTAGGCGATAAGGTACTGTATGACTCACCGAAGAAGC